GTCCAAAAATGGGAGCTGGGAATTAACAAGGTTTCCATGAAGGAACTGGAACTTTTGGGCGCAGCTTACGGAGTGCCCGCAATCGCGCTGACCCTCGATCCGGTGGACCGCGCCACCGTGGACCGGCTGATCCGCGCCTACCGCATCCTGGAGGACGCTCCCGCTGACGTCGCCGATGCCTGGCTGCTCTATGGCGAGAGAAAATTACGGCGGCCGAGGAAGCCCCCGGCGCGATAGCCAGGGCGGGTAAAATAAATCGCGGGTTTTGCTAAAAGCCTATTGCATCTCCTAGCTAGGTCGTCTAAATCTCCTTGCACGCCAACCGGGGGCCACGCCGCCCCAGCAAGGAGATCAGACGATGCCCCGCAACCCCGCCGCCATCCCCTCCATCCGCAACGACGCCGACGCCTACGCGATCCAGACCGCGCACGACGCGCTGACCGCTGCCCTCGCAGCCCTCGCCGTCGCCTACGACGCGGTGGAAGACGCCCGCATCGAAAGCCTCCTCTCCAGCCTCACCAGCGCCATCGAGGAAGGCCAGGGCGACCTCAACGTTCTCGCCTACCAGATCCACGACGACGAGGCCGAGGCCCGCGCCAACACCAGCACCCGCTGGTTCCGCCCCTATGCGGCGGCCTGAGCCATGAACACCACCATTCACCACGAAGACGGCGATACCACCGTCCTCACCGCCCCGCCCGCGGAGTGGGACGCCATCGCCGCATACGCCCTGCGCTGCGCCGCCGCCGTAGCACACGACAACCTGCCGGACGCACGCTGGGCGCTGGCCGTCCTCGCCCGCTATGGCCATCTGGTGCCGCATCCCGCCGACGCGGAGCGCACGCCATGAACGCCCCCCCGGACTTGGACTGGCTGGCGAGGCTGCGCGAGCAGCTCCTCGCCATCGAGCCCGACATGGCCACGGACGAACAACTGCTGTTCGACACCATCGACGGACAATCGGAGGTCATTGACCAGCTTCGCAGCATTGTCCGCCACGGCATCGAGGCCGAGGTCTTCGCCGACGCGCTCGCCCGCCACATCAAGACCCTGGAGCAGCGCCGCAGCCGCTTCGAGGCCCGTAGCGATGCCTGCCGCAGCACCGTCCGCAACGCGATGGAGACGCTGGGACTGACCGCACTCAAAGCCGAGGACTTTACCGTCTCGATCGTCCCCGGCAGGCCGCGCGTCATCGTCCCGGATATCGACAAGCTGCCGCCGGAATACGTCCGAACGAAGCAGGAACCGAACCTCATCGCGATCGCCGCAGCCCTGAAGGCATTGCCGCCGGACGAGACATTCCCCGGCGCGCACTGGGGCAACACGGCGCCGATCATCGTTGTCAGAAGGGTATAACCATGAACGCCATTGCCCCGATCAGCACGGCACCCACCACGCTCGCCTATGCCGAGATGGAACGCCTCGCCGCCGCCATCGCCAAGAGCGGGCTCTTCGGGATGAAAACCCCAGAGCAGGCTTTGGTCCTGATGTCGATCGCGCAGGCCGAGGGCAGGCATCCCGCCTTGGCTGCTAGGGATTACGATGTCATACAGGGCCGCCCGGCGAAGAAGGCCGAGGCCATGCAGCGCGATTTCCTGATTGCTGGTGGCGCGGTGGAATGGCACCAGCTCGACGACATGGTGGCCGATGCGACCTTCAGCCACCCGCAGGGCGGCAAGGCCCGCATCTCCTGGGACATGCAGCGCGCCGCGACTGCCGGGCTCGGCGCGCGGGATAGCTGGAAGAAATTCCCCCGCCAGATGCTCCGCTCCCGCTGCGTCTCGGAAGGCGTCCGGACGGTGTGGCCGCTGGCGACTTCGGGGATGTACGAACCTGGGGAAGCCGCCGACATCCCGCCGCCGCGCAAGGAGCCGCCGCACGGCGGGCCGACGATCGAGGCCAAGGCGGAACCACACGACGAGCGTATGGCCCGCCTCGCGCCAACCTATGACACGCCGAAGCCGGACGACGACGGCGCTCCGCAATACCCCTTCGCGACCAAAAAGGGCGGGCGGATCTTCACCACCGGCAGCGAGTGGATGGAAAACTGGCGCCGGACGATCGAGGCATGCGTCCGCACCGACGCGCTCGACAAGCTGGTCGAGGCGGCAGCCATGAATGTCGGGCCGATAGCGGTGGTGGAGGAATTTGACCCGCAGGCGGCAGCCGAGGTGCGCACCATGCTGGCCGAGGCTTTGCCAGGGGACCAGCCGTGAGCCTTGCGCTGGAGATCCGGCAGGTATCCAACGAGGTCGCGCGGGATGCCGCCCGGCTCGACCTCGCCAACCGGCTGCTCCATATCGCCAGCCGCGTCGGCCGGATGGAGCTGCTGCTGGACGAGATCGTCAGCGACATGGCCCAGGCCGAGCGGGTAGCGCACCCGATCCCGCGCCCGGTCTTCAAGCTGCGCGTGGTGCCATGAGCGTCGTGTTCCTGCTGCTGATGCTGGCCGTGCTGGTCGTCGGTATGGTCGCGATCTGGCGGGTATGGTCCGGGGATGTGGATTGACCGATCCCTTCCGCATCACCGGCCCGGCGGTCGTCAGCTTCAGCGGGGGGCGCACCAGCGGCTACATGCTGCACCGCATCCTCCAGGCCCATGGCGGCATGCTGCCGGACGACGTCGTGGTGCTGTTCCAGAATACTGGCAGGGAGATGCCCGCGACGCTCGACTTCGTGCGGGACTGCGCCGCCGCCTGGGGCGTGCATATCAACTGGCTGGAGTTCACCGCGCGCACGCCAACTGGCTACAGGGTGGTGAACCACAACAACGCATCGCGGGCAGGCGAGCCATTCGCAGCCCTGATCGAGGCGAAGTCATACCTACCCAACCCCATCGCCCGCTTCTGCACCGAGGAACTGAAGATCCGCACCGCCGAGCGTTTCCTTCGCGGCACGCTAGGCTGGGAACACTGGACCGACGTCGTAGGCCTGCGCGCCGACGAACCCGGCCGGGTGCTGAAGGCCACCGCCAATGGCCGCCTCTGCCCCCTCGCCGAGGCCGGGATCGAGGAGCACGACGTGCTGCAATTCTGGCGCCGCCAGCCCTTCAACCTGCGCCTGGCCGGGCGCTGGGAGGGCAACTGCGATGGCTGCTTCCTCAAGAACCGGGGCGCCATCAGCCGCATGTTCAGGGACCACCATGAGCGCATGCAATGGTGGGTGGATCAGGAGCGCCAGCTTCGCCACGGCGCCGGCCAGGGCGCTACCTTCCGCGCCGACCGCGAAGACTACGCCAGCATCGCCCGCACCACCCGCAACCAGGGCGTGCTGCCGTTCGATCTTGAGGACAGCCTCCCCTGCACCGAGGCGGTTTGCGGCGTATGACCGTCTTGCCGTCTTTCCGTCTTTACGCCTACTCACCTATCCAACCGGAGGAGTCGTCATGGACGACCAGGCATCGCCATCCGAGTTCCTTGAATCAGTTAACCGGCTGACGCGAGATATTCGGAATGCGGCCATTACGCTGTCCGCCAGAGAAGCCCGCTGGCTCGTCGATAGCTACTATGGATTGCAGGAGGATCGTATCCGCGCTGATCATCAGTTGCGCGCGTTGGATCAGAATGCCGAGCCGCACGACGTGATGAACTGGCTATCTGGCCAGCGCGAGACGCTGGAGAAACAGATTGCCCGTGCGCTGGATGCCTACAGCGGAGGGCACCCTGTCGGGCTTTGGATGCGCTCAATTCATGGCATCGGCCCGATAATCGCGGCAGGCCTTTTGGCGCACATTGATATCAAGATGGCCCCCACCGCCGGGCACATCTGGAGGTTCGCCGGCCTGGACCCGACCGTGAAGTGGGAGCCGAAGACGAAGCGGCCATGGAACGCCAGCTTAAAGCGCCTGTGCTGGATCGTGGGCGAGAGCTTCGTGAAAGTATCGGGCAATGAAAACGCCCTCTATGGCCAGCTCTACAAGGAGCGCAAGGCGATCGAGGAGCGCAAGAACCTGGCGGGGGATTTCGCCGACCAGGCCGCGGCAGCGCTGGTCGCAAAGAAATGGGACAAAAGCACCGACGCCTTCAAGCACTACACGGCGGGGAGGCTGCCGCCGGCCCGCATCCACCTCCGCGCCAAACGCTGGGCGGTGAAGCTGTTCCTGTCGCACCTCCAGGCCATCTGGTGGGAGCATGCCACCGGGACCAAGCCGCCCGCGCCGTATGCCATGACGCTGGCCAAGCATACGCATTTCATTCCGCCGCCGAACTGGCCGATGGCGGAATAGCCGGGCCGGTGGAGAGAACCGTCTGACGCGAGCGCCCAGCCGCTTATCGGGAGAGAACCAAAACCGTCGAGCGTCAGCCGTTTACGCCGAGAGAACCGCGCCAAAGGAGCGTCAGCCGCGTTAATTGAGAGAACCGACCGCGCGGAGCGTCAGCCGAGACCACGGAGAGAACCCGCCCCAGGGAGCGCCAGCCGACTATCCGGAGAGAACCGCAGAAGCTGAGCGCCAGCCGGAGCAAACGAGCGAACCGGTACGCTGGAGCGTCAAGCCACTCCTGCAGAGAGAACCGTCCTTTGTGAGCGCCAGCCGCCGTCCCAGAGGGAACCGTACTAAATGAGCGTCAGCCAATGGAGATGATGGAATCGCATGGCTTGAGCGATAGCCGTGTAGCTGGAGAGAACCGCCGTCGCCGAGCGCCAGCCGCGAATTGCGAGAGAACCGCGAAGTTTGAGCGTCCAGCCGGCACAACCGAGAGAACCGTGTGGGCGGAGCGCCAGCCGATCACGAAGAGGGAACCTTGAGCCGCGAGCGTCAGCCACGGTCGCCGAGAGAACCGTAGACTGGGAGCGCCAGCCGATCTCTGCGAGAGAACCGTAACCCGCGAGCGTCAGCCGTAATTGATGAGAGAACCGAAATGCCAGGAGCGAGCCGCTGACCCCGGAGAGAACCGTCCATGATGAGCGAGCCATGATAGGCGAGAGAACCATCCAGCACGAGCGTCAGCCGTCTTGCGCGAGGGAACCGTCACTCTTGAGCGTCAGCCGCCCCCGACGAGAGAACCGTCCACCCAGAGTGTCAGCCGACCACAGGAAGAGAACCGCCATCGCCGAGCGTGAGCCGGCTAGAGCGAGAGAACCGCAAGACGTGAGCGCCCAGCCGACTATCCGGAGAGAACCGCAGCAACTGAGCGTCAGCCGCGTGACCAGAGAGAACCGCGTCCGCCGAGCGTCAGCCGAGGACACCGAGAGAACCGATACAAGAGAGCGAGCCGCTTGATAGTGGCTCGTTCATCCGCCGAGATTGAAGCAACGTGCCCGCTTTGCGTCACCACCCGGACGATCGGCGGGGCTTGCGCAAAACCCCCTGCGCAGTTTCGCGCAATTCCGCGCAGGCACCGAAAAAGGTCACGCTTCTACGCAACGAAACCGCCAGCGCCGCAGATTTCCGGGATTCCGGGAACGGCAAAAGGTCACGCTTCTCCGTCTGGACCTGTTTGCAAACGTCCGTTTGCTGGTGACAAGCCCCTCTGGACACCCCAGAAAATAAATGTGCATGGCCCTATTTTAGGGCTTGCCATAGCCGCATTATAGGACTACATCTGGCCCTACCGGGGTTGGCCCGGCCAGATAAAGGATACCGAGATGACCACCCACGATTTCACCAAGGGCGACACCAATTACGGCAACGATCCCCGGCGCGCGGAACAACTGCGGATCGCTTCGCAGATGGACCTCGACGCTATCAAAGTGGACGTATTCTTTGGACCGCCCGGCAACTGTGGGTTCCGCTCGGGCCAATGGACTGCCACGTTCGAGGGCGCCACATATAAGTTCCCCGCGTCCGTCTCACATGCCGCAGAGCTGGAGCAGCAGCGCCAATGGCTGACACTCGATGCGGCGAAGCATATTGCCGGGTTGAAGAGCGGCTATATCAAAGCGGTGGGGGCATAGGCCCCCATGGCCGACGCTAACCGCGAGGTGCTCGACTACCTACGCGAGCAGTTCGCCCGCGTCCATGCCCGCTTCGACGGCATCGACAGGCGTCTGGAGGAACTGACCGACCGCGTCGCGAGGCTGGAACGCGAGGTCGCCGGAATGCACACCGATATCGTGGGGCTGCACCAGCGCCTCGACAATCTCAATACCCGCGTCGGCCGCATCGAGCGCCGCCTCGATCTGGTGGAGGACGCGACGTGAACGCTCCCATGAGGCCCGAACATATGATCAACCGAGCGATAGCTCGTGCGGGCGGTTATGTTGTCTACAAGACGAACTTGCGTGCCATTGGCATTAACAACTGCACGCGGTTCCGTTTCGCTCGCAAAGACGCCCCTAAGCTCCAGCCGGACTGGCCCGGCGGATACCGTAGAGTCTACGAAGCATGGGCGGCTGCGGCGGATGTAGTGATAGCAAAGGCCGCGGCTAACAGCGAGCAGCGCAACAGCCTTGCCAGCCAGGCGCGGGCGCTTTTTGGTTCGGCGCCATGAGCCCGACGCGCTTGCGGGAATGCCTCGACGCGCTGGGCTGGTCATCACGCTATCTAGCTAGCCTGCTAGCACGCGATCCGCGCCAGGTCCGCCGCTGGATCGCCGGCCGCAGCGGCGTCCCGTGGGAGGTCGCTGAGTGGCTGGAGTCCCGCGTGCGCCACGCCGAGCACACGCCCCCGCCGCCGAGGAAGGACGCAGCCGCATGACCCAAGACGAAGCTATCGACATCATGACGCGGCTGCATACCGCAGCCATCGCATTGGACGCAGCGCGCGCGCTGGCGGAACAAGTCGCCGGCCAATACGACCGCGTTGATATCCACAACCTGTTTATAGGTTGCTGTGAGCAGATGGAGCGGATTGCGCGGGAGCACGGCCTGCCGGTGCCCATGCTTGGCGCGCCGGAGATCTGAGCGATGCTACCCCGTGATCTCGCCGTCCTCGCCCGCGATGACATACGCGACCAGCGCCTGATGCGTGGCGATCCAGACCCGCACCACGTCGTCCACCTCGGGGCGGCGCAGGGCTTTCCATTCGGCCGTTGGCTGCATGTATTCGACGGCCACGAACTGGATCGGCGCATTGCGCGGTCCCTCCGCCACGATCACCCGGCGCGGCTTGCGGCGCGGGAAGCGCGGTGCCGGTATCCGCAGGCGCCGCGTCCACGCGAACTGGCGATAACGCGTCGTGATCAGCAACGCTATCGGCGGCGGCGCACGAATGCTCCCAGTCCGAGCAACCCGGCCCCCAGCAACAGCATCGAGGCCGGTTCCGGCGCGGGCGTCAGAATCTCGGTCTGCCCCCGGTTCAGCAGGGTAGCACCAGGCGTCAGCGTGCCCGCAATCTGCTCCGTCATCGAGAACGGCGACAGTAGGCTGATCGGGCCAGCGCCGTTATGCGAGAAGCTGTCCGCTGGCCCGACTGCGGTGCTGGTGAAGCTGTCGATCAGCGTGCCAGGCGTAGTCGTGGGCGTGGTGGCGCCCTGCGTGTTGGCCGCATCCGCCCAGAACTTGACGGTCGCCGTGCTGCCCGCGGCGTTCTCCCAGGTCGCGGCGCTGCTGGTGTTGAACTGCGCCACCGGGGCGGCGAATGACGTATCCGAGACGGTGACAATATATGTCACTGATGTCCCCAGCGTGTTGATGACCGACAGGCTGGACGCATTGAGGATGTCCAGCGGGTTCGGGTTGGCAGGCGTGCCTCGGGAAGTCTGGATGCTGCCGTTGATCTCGATGCCGCCCAGCGTTTGGTCGGCGAGCTGGATGGTCCCCGTCGACAGGTTGGTGTCGCAGCTCGCGTTGTTGTCCACGCAGGTGAAGATCGTGCCGTTGAAGTCGGCGCTGATCTGGAGCGTGGCGTGCGCCGGGTTCGGCCCGAGCGCGAAGACGGCCATGGACGCCGCTGCTGCGATTATGCCGGTGACGAGATGCGTCCGCATTCGATCCTCCCTTCGGCGAGCCGATCGAATCCATGCAAGCGGCGCACCGGATAGGCGGATCAAGCGCCTAGAGCGGCCGTCTATCGGCAGTGTAAAGCGCGCTTTACACCTTGCTGGCGCGACTCGCCGCTGCTTAGATTCGCGGATGACCCTGCTGCAACGCCGCGACGCCGAACGCCGCATGGCCCGCTTTTACCGGCTGTGGTTCGGCGACGACCTGTTCGGCAATGCCACCGTCATCCGCGAGTGGGGCCGCATCGGGCAGGCGGGCAAAGTGCGTGTGGACGTCCATGACAGCCCCGCCGCCGCAGCCGCCTGGCTGGCGCGCATCGAGCAGGCTAAACGTCGCAAGGGATACGCCGCGCCGTAAGCCTTGACAGCGCCGTAAGACATGATTACATCGGCGCCATGGCAACCGAAAACATCATGACCCTGCGCGTCCCGGCAACACTGGCCGAGGCAATCGACATTTACTGGCATCGGGAACGGCTACCGAGCCGTTCGGCCGCAATCCGCGCGCTACTGGACGAGGCGCTGGAGCAGAAGCTGGCGGAACGGCCCGCGAAGAAAGCCCGGCGGTGAGCGACATTCCCGCCTCTGATGAGGCACTGAGAATCATGCTGATGCAGACACAAGTCGAACTTTACCGTGCGCAGCTCCGGTGGGAGCCATGGAAAGCCCTCGCCGCCATGGTCGCCGCGTCAGCGGTCTTCGCGGGGTCCGTGCTGGCGGTGTCGAGCCTGGGCAGGCCGCCGCCGGTGCAGACGATCAACGTGCATATGGATGCACCGATGCCGAAGCCATGAGCGGCGAAGATGGCCTCGCCAAATGGGAGCCAGGGAAGGTGCTCGCGACTGGCTTCGCGGCGGGCGCGGCAACGCTTACTGCGGCAGTCGGCGTGATGGCGCTCATTGTACACCTGCTCGGTGCGAAATGAGCCTCGGCGGTATCCTGATCGCGATGGTGTTCGGTTACATCTTCGGCAGTCTTGTGCACTTCATCTTCGGGCCGGACTAGCGAGGCGGCGGTCCCATAAGCCGGTTCTGATCGGGCGGCTGTTGCTGTTGTGATGCGCGGATGATCGCCGCCGTCAGCGCCGGGTTCACGTCAGCCGCCAGTCGGTTCGACAGATAAGCCTGCCCAGGACTGAAGTCGGTGAGCGGAACGCGACCTCGCATGACGGCGCCCACGGCCAATGGTGCGGCCCATGGCGCAATGGCGCCCAGCGCCGCACCCTCGACCCCGCCGTAATGTGATCCAGCCGCAGCCCCGCCCGCCGAACCTAGAGCCGACAGCTTATTTATCAGGCCGGTAATCGCGATCCCTTGTGGCGATCCGCTATCGGGCGGCTTTCGCAGCACGCTCTGGCCGACCCTCGCCAGTTCATTCAGATCGCCGAAACCGGTGGCGTAAGCATCCTTAGCCGAGCGGTTGAGAGCGCCACGCAGTTGCAGCAGCGAGATGTTGCCCTCGGCCGCCCCGGCGCCCGCTGCGCCCATCGCGTCCCGTATGACGTGCGTGTTCGCATACTGGCGATTAAGCTCGCGCCAACGCGCGGCGTCCGCCGGGTTCATCGAGGCTTCCATCTGCTGCCGCATCATGTCGCGGAATTGCAGCAGTTTGGTTTGCGCGGTGCCCTCCGCCCCCCTGATGGCGTCGTTCAAGTCGCTTATTAGCGTCTGATAATGAGGACCAGCAATAATCGGATTGCCATTAGGATCTATCGTTATCATATCACGCAGTTGATCTAACCTGGCTCCGAGTTCCTGCCCCACGTCAGTTTTCATGTAGCGCAGGTTTTGTCTGAGTTGCCCCGCTTGCTGTAAGAATCCGGTCGGCAACTGCATGTTGTTATTAGTAGCAAGTTGCCCGATCTCGCCGCCCACCCGGTCGAGATGCGCGTTCACCACGTCGGTTGTGAGCGTGTCGGTATCGAGGCCCGCCCGCCGCGCCACAGCCCGGTTAACGGCAGCATTTTGTGTCGCGACATCCGACGCGACCCCGCCGGCCGAGCCGGGAAGCTGGCCCAGTATCTGCTCGGTCTTTTGCAGCGGCTTGCTGCCGGTTCTCTCGCCTGCGGTCAGCGGTATTCCTTCATTTTCCGCGACACCGACCAGCCGCTGCCGCTCGGGCGTTGTCACGGTGCGAACCGGCGTGACTGCCCGGCTAGTCGCGGCGCTGCCCGCTACATTGCCGACCTGCTCGGTGAAATCCTTGGCCCAGGCCGGCACCATGCGCCCGGCTATGTCGCCGACCAGCGCTCCCCCGGCGCCGACCAGGGCAGGCCCGGCGGTGGACAGGGCAGGCCCCGCACCAGCGCCCAGCGTTGCGGCCGCTGTGCCTGCCGCCGCAACCTTGCGGGCGATCTGCTCTGGAGCGGTTGTTGCCGGCACGTCCGAAGGCTTCGGCGAACCCGTGACATCGGCAACGGTGTCGATCGCCTTGCTGCCAAGGTTTTGCTCGCCCTCGTTGCCTTGCAGGAACTCCCGCACCTTGTCGGGAAATCGCTCGTAGCCGAACACCGGCGCCAGCGCGTCATGCGCGAAGATGATCGCGCTCGCCAGCGGCTTACCAACGAGGTTGCCGGACAGGTTGGTCAGCATGTTGCCGACACCGCCCTCGCCCTCCAGCACGCCCGCGCCGACGTTGCGGACGATCCCGCCGCCGGAGGCGGGTGGCGGTTGCTGCTGTTGGCCTTCCGTGGCCGCTGGCGTTGCCGGCCGGATGATCGGATCGTTCTCCCATTTCGCCATCACTCGGCCTCCGGCTTTTGCCGATGGTTTCCGTCTTTGTCATAGTAGCTCGCGCCTGCCGGAAGCGCGTCACGTTCCTTATCGTTGCGGACGATGGAGCCGGGCAGTCCGATCGAGCGCAGTTCCCTATCCTGCCGGGTAACCACCGCCATTTTGATCTCATGCAGGCGTGCCGCCATTGCCTGCGGCGTGGCGAACATACCCCGCAGCGTCGACGGTGATACCAGATCGTCCTGTAGCATCTTCATTTCGGCTGGCTGCAGCACGCCCGTGTTGTAATAGACCGGGCTGCGAAGGGTGGTTTTCATGGCGTCGAACGCGCCAAGCAGCCGCTGCGCCTCGGGCGATTGCGGATTGGCCCAGTAGGCATCCCAGGAATTTTTGCCGGACTGGTTGAACACATCCACGTAGTGATCGATCGCCTGCGAGATGATGATGGCGTCGTTGTCGGCCTTGCGGACCTCGTTGCGCGCCGTGTCGCTGGGTTGCGCGATGAACGACGGCGGCTTCATGGTTTCGGCGCCTTTGCCCGTGGGCGGTGCCCATGGCATATCGCGCTGGATGACGCTCCCGTTCGGCGCCGCCTGATATTTCACCGCCTGGTAAGCATCCCGGTATTCCGGCGTTGAGGTATCGCCGCCGGGCTGGCTGCCTTTCCACAGGATGTTCTTGTTCGCTGATAGTGGATCTTTGCCGGGGAACGGCAGGTTGGCAGCGACCCGCTCGCGGTCGGCCTTTTCCTCCTCGCGCTGATCCAGCTTCCACCCCCGCATATTGGTTTCCATGGCCAGTTGCTGGGTCACCGCGCGCGCTTTATCGGCTTCGGCCTTCTCTGCTCTGGCATAGACTGCCGCCTCGTATTCCTTCCTCGCCGTGTCGTTCTGTTGAAGATAGGTTTGCCTATCCGCGTAAAGCTTCGCGACTTGCTGGGGTGTTCTCGCGTTGAGGGATTCACCGTGAAGCGTTTGGATCTGATCGGCGGTCAGCCCTGAGTTGCCGATCAGCGGCTTCGGTGCGGTCGGCAGCGGCGGCAGCACGGATGGCGCGGGGGCGGGCGCAACCGGCGCCGGGGCCGGGGCTGGGGCGGGCGCAGCCGGCGCTACCGGTACCAAGCCGCCCAGCACGTTGCCGGCCGATCCACCTTCCAGACCCGGCCCGACGAAACCGCCGGTCGTCGCCGGTGGCGGCGGAAGCGGCACCCCCGGTCCGGCGAACTGGGTCGGCGCGGGCTGCGCTGGCTCCAGCGCCCCGAGCACGTCAGCGTTGCCGCCAGACATAGGCTTGTCGATACCCACCATGCCACCGCCGGGCGGCCCGCCGCCGACTGGGGGTAATAGCCGGTTGGGCGGCGCCGCTGGAACGACTGGAACGGCTGGTGCCGTCGTGGCCGCCACGGGGGTGCCGCTACCGCCCTTGCCGAAGTTCGGCTTGCTCGCGAGCACGATCCCCGCATCGACTTGCTCCGGAGTAAGCCACTGCCGCCCGCTCTCGTTGGGTTGTTGCGCGAGGATGAAAGCCTTCTGCACCGCCGGGTCGGCCAGGTTGATCGGATCGCCCGGCTTGACGCCGAGCTTTGCCGCGACGGCGTTGACATAGGCGGTGTTGTCTTTGCCTGGCACGCCCACCCATTTGTTGACCGCGTCCTGCACCGTCTTGATGCCCTGCTCACCATAGCGGGCAAGCTGCCAAGCGTGCGCCGCCACGCCGGTCTGCACGTCCGGGAAGACCCCCACCCTCTGCCCGTCCGCCGCCACGATGTAGCCGGTGCTGCCGGGCACCCCGGCGCTGAGGTTGCCGGGGTTGTTGGCCTGCTCGCCAATGGTGGGCTTGCTGGGATCGCGCGGGACGGCCGGGCCACCGTCGCCCGCTGGGGTGCTGCCTGCCGCTGGCGTGCTGCCGATGAGGCTTTCCCTGAACCGATCGGCAGCAGTCCGCACGCCCTGTTGTTCCCACTGCTTCTCCGCCGGGACGCCCATGCTGGCGAGTTGCGCAATCCTGTCGTGGCCGGGATAGACCGGCGGCGCGTTCTTCGCGTAGCCCAGCGATTGCAGATATTGAACCGCTCCAGGGTAAGCGTCGGCGCGCTTGCTCTCGTCCAGGCTCATCAGACCGGCCGAAACCCGCGCCATCGCCTCCATCTCGCGCCCGCCGGCCTCCTGCGTGGCCTGCTGCACGAACAGCCGGTTGCGCTCGGGCGCGTAGTAGTTCGCGAGCTGCTGCGCGTTGGCCTCCAGCAGCTTGTTCTGATCGGGAAAGCCGGAAGTCTGTGCGCCGGACATTGTTTATGCCATAAGGTGTGCTAGTCGGTTTCGCGCGGAGACAAAATGCCGGGGTTCAAGGATATGTCTGGGATGACCTTCGGAAGGCTGACCGTGCTCCACCGAGCGCCGACGCGGAAGAACAGCACTGACGCTCGCTTCACCTGCATGTGCTCGTGCGGCAAACTCCATGAAGCATCCGGCACCGTCCTCCGGAGAGGTGGCGTGCAGTCTTGTGGTTGTCTGCAACGCGAAAAGCCGCGAACTCATGGTCTTACTGACCACCCATTGTATCACTGTTGGTACAACATGCTCGACCGCTGCAATGACACGACGAACAGACAGTATGCCGATTATGGAGGTCGAGGCATTGCGGTTTGCGATGAGTGGCAGGGGTCGACAGGATTGGCGCAGTTCATCTCCGACATGGGCGAGTGCCCACCGGAGCATTCGATCGACCGCATCGACAACAGCGGCCCCTATTCCAAGGACAACTGCCGCTGGGCCAGTCGTAGTGAACAACAGAGAAATCGCCGGGACTCCCTTATCATCTCGCACAATGGTCGGTCAGGAACAGTTAGCGACTGGGCACGTTGGGTCGGCATATCTACGGGAACAATTCTCTATCGGCTGAAGGTCGGCAGGCCACTCGATGTTGTTCTTTCTCCGGAGCGATTTACAACCTACGGGAACAAGCGAACGGGACTCTAGGGCCTAGCTAAACGGCCCGTAGGTGCCGGCCGGCTGGGAGGCGAAGGCTCCTTGCTGGTAGAGCGCATTTTGGTTGGCAACGGACTGCGACACGGGGCTACCGCCGAACAACCCCTTCGACCAGTCCTGGAAATTCGGATTATTCAGCAGCGTATTGGCGCCCGACGACAGCCCTTGGAAGGTGTTGCCGGTGATGCTGTTCTGAGCATTGGCGCCGCCGATCGCGGTATTCGCCGCATTGGCCGCATTCGCCGCCCCACCCACCGCGGCGTTTTGGCCAAGCGTGGAAAGTCCCGCGAGTCGTTGATAATAATTGGTGAAATCCTGATTGGCCAGGTCTGCGCCGAATGCCTGCTCGGCCTTGAGCGTGGCGCCGCTCCGCAGCATGCCTTGCGCCGCCGCGCCCGCATCCACCGCGCGCAAGCCCTGCTCAAGCTGGAACTGGTAGCCCGGCGAGGTCTGGAAGTTGCCCATGGCCGCCTGCGCCGCCTGCGGCCCGTTCAGGCCGAGCAGATCCGCCGTAGCCGGCAGCGCCTGCGCCCCGGTCGTGCGCCAGGGTGCGACGTCCGTGCGCTGCTGTTGGTATTGCTGCTGTGCAGCGTCCTGCGCGTCGTGCGCGGTGTCCGACTGCATCTTGCTGGTGATCAATCCGCCTGCGACGGAGACGCCTGCGGCCGCCAATGCCCACGGCATCGCTCAGTCCTCCTCTAGCGCAAGGTGATGTTCATCCCGCACCGCCGGCTCGCCCTCGTCGTCCAGCCGGTCGGCGTTGTGGATACATGCGAAAACGGTGTGCGCGTGCCTCGTGGTGAACGAATGCTTGCAGCCCGCCGGGATCTCGATCGTTGCCGGCGCCTTGTATTCCACCGGCTCGCCGCCGTCCCGCGATACCGCTACCACGCCGGACAGCAGGGCGGTGATGTGGTCGTATTCGTGGGCGTGGGTTGGAACGATGGTATTCGCGTCCCGCACGTACCAGACCTTGTAATAGATCCCGCCGTAGATCGTGACGCTGATGGTGTCCGGCTGATGCGTTGCCGCCTTCATGTCTCTGCCCTCATGCTGACGATGACCGATATTCTATCCTCGTCGCCCTGGTTCTCGACGCTATGGACTAGCAGGTTATTGAATGTCCAGATCGCGCCGGTATGAAACCAGCACGCTTCGTCCTCGCACGTCACCAACGCCGAGCCCTGCACCGTCCAATGCGCCTTCGTGTTGTAGTATTCCGGCGCCCAGCTTCCGGCGTCGCTGTGCGGCTCGATGCTCTTGCCGGGCGGCAGGCGCGTGATGAGGATCGAACCCAGCTCCACCGCCATAACCCGCGCCATCAGGCCGAACACCACCGGCCGCAGCGACGGCAGCGCGTGCCAGGCGGGCCAGAAGACGTTGCGATGCTCGCGCCGCCGGACCTCAAGGTCGGTCAGGTCGGCCTCGGGCATGTAGCGTACCGTGATGTCTGTCATCGCGGCGTGCGGTGTTCCGGCGTAGAGGCGCCGGTCGGGCCGCGCATCCCACAGGTGCTCGTTGCGCGCCAGCTCCAGCCGCAGCGGCAGCGGCTCGACGCCGTCCGAGATCTTGAGGAAGCGCCTCACCGGGCGCGCCTAGCGTTGATCGTGCCGGTGGCGAACACCGTGCCGGTAAAGGCGGCCTGGCCCACCACCCACACGGTCGTGGCCGCGCTGATGTTCATCCGGTGCATCGTCGTCGGCATTGTCTGGGTGAACGCCCCGGCGGCATAGGTCGCGAAGCTGCTGGTATCGATGGTGCCGATGCCAACGCCGAAGAAGCTATGCGTCCCCGCGCTGGCATTGAACAGCACGGAGCCGGACACGTCCCAGTCGCCCGGCGTGAGCGCGAGCGATGCGAGGTTGGTGACTGCGGTGGTGACGAGCCCGACTGCGCTGCCGGTGGCGGTCATGTATTCGCCCACGTCGCCAGGGGCTGCATTGGAGCCGTCCGTTACCCCGGCATTGATCGCGGCCAGCCGGTCGGCCACCGCCTGGTGGTATTCCGTCCACGCCTGCGAGTGCTGCTGGCCCGATCCGGACGGCGCCAGCGGCGGGTCGTAGAACGGCGGCTCGATCAGGCGCGGGGTGGGTGCGGTTGCCATCACTCGCCGCCCTGCGGATGCACGGAGATGTCCGCGTCTACGGCGAATAAGCGGGTGACCCCGTGGGTCGTGATCCTGAACGTGCGTTGCCGGAACGACCCCAGCCGCGTGGTGTAGACCCGGTGCGTGTAATCGCCCGACACGCCGGCCGACATGGTGCGCGGCGCCTTCCATGTGCGCGCCCCGTCGTCGCTCCATTCAAGCTGCACCGCCCCCGGCGTGGAGGTGCCGCCGCTCTCCATCTCGATCTCCAGCCGGGCGCAGAAGCCCCTGTTCGTCGCCGCCCAGATCGTCGGCAGGGTCGCCTGGCGGATGACATCCACGCCCGCCTCGGCGTGCCACATCGACAGGGTGTAGAGATCGCCCGTGGTGCGGTCACCCATGAGGTGCAGGCTGTTGTTGTCCGCCGCCGCGGTGCCCGCCTTCCATGGCCCGGTGCCGTCCGTGCTGGTGCTGCGCTCATGCCAGGCGCCGGTGGTGACGTCATAGCAGACGGTGCGGTTGTCGATCGTCGTCAGGCAGTAGAACCAGTGCCCGCGATAGGGATGGGCCTGCGCGGTGAGGCCGACCATGTTGGGGCCGATGATCGCCTCTATGGCATGGGTGCTGACCCGTTTGGGCGCGTAGCCTTCCGAACGCCACACCAGGCCGTCCAGCCCGACCCACCACACCGATTGGTCCGCCTTGCAGACGGACATGGGCGAGCCGGTGCCGATCGGGATCACGCCGCCGCTGGCCCGCCGGAACGGGAAGTCGGCCTTGCCCGCGTCATACCAGACCTCGAAGCCGGACTCCCCGATCGTCCAGACTTGCCCCCTATGCGCGATCACCCGGCGGATGACGTTAGGCACCGCATCGCTGAATGCGAAGTCGAGCGCGCTAAAGCTGGCCGGGTTGAGCAACAGCGAGATGAACCACTGCGCGCTATCGCCGAGCGAGCTGAACGCGAAATACCCATCGACGTAGCAGACGCTCGATGCGCCGGGGAAATCGGGATCGGTGATCTGGTTGAGCGGCGAGGCGGGCAGGTTGGCGCAGGTATAGGCCCGCGGCGGGACGCAGATCACGCAGGCCGTTGGCCCGGCGGCGATGGTGACGAAGTTGTTCCACGGGCTAGTTCCCGCGTTGGCGGTGCCGACATCGGCGAGCAGCTCGGTGGTGGGCACGCCTGCGGGCGAGAAGGTGATGCGATATGCCTTGGTGCCGCTCACGACGTAGATAACGCCTGGCACGTCGTCGCACATGGCCAGGATCGGCCCGGTGCCCACGGTGAGGTAGGGCTGGAGCGTTGGCGTGGACACCAGCGCGGCAGCGGTGCGTGCGTCGGCCGGCGCTTGTTCGGCCATAAGATTTAATAAGCGTTTTGCCGACAGCGGCAGCGACGGGTGCTGGTAGCTCTCCAGCGGGAACGGAATGCGGCGCATCCCCGCCTTCGGGCTGAGCGCCGACCGTAGTGCGGATAGCGCGTCGGACATCAGGCGGGGTTCTCCAGCGCCGCAATGCGTGCCGTGAGCGCCGTTATGATGTCGTTCAGCTCCTTGATCGCGTTGACGCTGATGGCGGAGATCGTGGCCTCAGACAGGCCCAGCGTCGGTTCGGCCGACTCCAGCCCGCCGCTGCCGTCCGCCAGCGGAATGCCCATTTGCCACACTGCCTCGGGAACGATCGGCTGCACGTCCTGGGCGACGAACCCGATTTCCTCATGTGATCCGGTGGTGGGATCGGCGCGGCTGAATGCCACCGGCTGGAGTTGCAGCACCTCGGCGAGGCCCCTGGTGGTCGGCGCAATGCCGGTTTTGCCGCGCCGGTCGCTGCTGTTGACATAGGCGCCAACGCCGCCCACGGCGGCCACCGAGTTAAAGCACAGGCCGTCCGATGCGCGCATGTTCCACATCGGCGTGCCGTTGCTTATGTAGGTCAGCTGGCCGGCTTGCGCGCCGGTAGGCGATGCATTCCATTCCCAGTAGTAGGTCGGGCTGAAGAGGAACTTGCGCCCCTGCCCGCCTGGGCCGAAGCCGAACACGCCCGTCGATTGCCAGACCCCGCCGACCGCGGTGAGCACGCCCACGCCATCGAGCGACATCTGTAGCCCGGAAGATCCCACCCAGTTCCGCATGCCGGTGGCCGCAACCCAGATATCATTCCAGCCGGCGCGGTGCGTCATGTAGTGATCGCCGGTGCCCGCGATGACCTGCCAGGACCATTCGTAGCCGACTGCCGCCGATAGCAGCATTTCCTGTGCGTAGAGGTTGCCGCCGACCGTGATGTTGCCGGTGGTGCCGAGATTGCCGCTGATCGTCCCCCCAGTTGCCGGCATCACCGGCGTCCAGCCCGCGCTGCCGCGGCCGTAGATCGAGCCGGTGAGCGGCGCCTCGGGCACCACGGCCGTCCAGGCGGCATTCATCCGCGCGTAGGGCAGCGAATTGCTCGGTGCATCCCCCAGCACCGGCGTCCAGGCGCCGTTCATTCTGCCGTAGGGGGTATTCGTTGATGGCGCTTCCGGCAATGTGGTCGTGGCGCAATAGGTCTTGATTGCCGTCGCCATGAACCGCCCGGTGGCGGTGCCCTTGTCGACGACAAAGCTGCTGGCATCGGTGACGGTGCCCATGTCTGGGAGGTCGATGACGCGGATGCTGCCGGACATTATGACGTCTCCAGTTGGCGGGATGTGTCGGAGGTGATGATCGGGACGAAGTTGTCGGTCGTCAGTATCAGACCTGCCTGTGCGCCAGGCGGGATGATCACTGGCGGCGGCTCGATCGGGATGGCGGAGAGCGGTGTGCCGATGAAGAACGGCCGCAAGAAGCTGGCGATACCTTGGGCCAGCACCGAGGACTTCGCGCCGTTGTTCCACAGCAGCAGGATTGCCCAGCCGCAGCGTCGCGGGAAGTCCTTGAACGTCCCGGTCGGGATATGGAAGTCCCAGCTGCCCGCCGCGCTGCCGGGCGTGCCTGGGGTGGATCGCAGCGTCAGGCCGGGCGTCCAGGCCCGCTGGTAGTCGCCCCAGGCGTAGCCGTAGTCGGCGTCGTCCCACAGCACCAGTTGCATCGCCGGGCCGTCCGCGTCGGTGTGCAGCACGATCGCCTGGGCGGATGGATGGTCGCTTTCGACCACGATGACGGTCAACAGCAGGCTATCGGCGGATGACAGCACTAGGTCGCTGCGGGGCACATGGACCGGCGACGTGCGGCGATACGGCAGGGTGATGGAGTGCTGCATCAGTGCGCCTCGCTGCCGGGGTGGAAGATCGCGTAGTTCTGCAACGTCCAGGCGTAGAGCGTGGCGATGGCCTCGCGGGCCGATCGGTCGCGGGTGGCGTTGAGCATGTCCACGACTTCGGCATAGAGCGCGTGGATGAATGGCGGCGCCTCGGTGCGTGGTGCGCGGCTGCCGCCCTCGCGGTCGAACTCGCTCATGGCGAGCGGCCCTTGGCGACGTCTTCGCGCAGGCGATCGAGCACGACGCCCTGCGCCTGTTGGTTGGCCGCGAGGTCGCTGACGAGTTTCTGCATCAGCAACACCTCGGTGAGGATGCGGTCGGCGCGCTGGGTCACCGCGTTAACCTTCTCGGCTGTCGCTTGCACCGGCCCGCTGCCGTGGACCTCCAGCGCGGTGATGCGTAGTTCGTTGCTGGCGACCTTCTGCTTCATCGTGCCGATCTCGGCGCCGATGACGAAGACGTAGACGGCCACGGAGAGCGCGGCGCCAATGACGCCGATGGTAAGCCAACTCGGGCGGGCCGTGGGCTTTGGTTCGTCCATCTCACGGGAGCCATCCGCCGGTATAGAGGGCGAGGAAGGTCAGGCCGATGACGGTATAGTAGAGCGTG